AAGAGAACTTCTTGGAATGGAAGTTAAACTAGCTGAAAGGATGCTAGAAGACGGACAAACAAAAATCGAAGCAGAAGAATTTGCAGAAGGTTTTAAAGTAGTAATCGTAACCGAAGACGAACAAAAAATACCTATGCCTGTAGGCGAATACAAACTTGATGGTGACGAAGGTGAAATGCTAGTGATCAAAGAAGAAGGTATTATAGCAGAAATGAAAAAAGAAGCAGAAGAAGAAGAAGAGGTAGAAACGAAAGAAGAAGAAAAAGAAGAAGTTGAAGCTGCTACTGAAGAAACTAAACCTGTTAAGAAAACTGTAGAGTCTATCGTAAAAGAAACTTTCTTTAGTGAAATTGAAGCTTTGAAAAAAGAGAACGAAGAACTTAAAGCAGAAGTAGAACATCTTTCTAAGATCAACAACAAAGAAGAACTAGCAAAAGACGAAACTACAGAAGAAGTTACTTCAGAAGAAGTAGTAGAAGAAACAGTAGAACTTTCTAACGAAGAACCTGCTGCTAAACCTATTACACATAACCCGGAAAACGAAGAGAAAATAGAACTTCACCAATTCTCTAAAAATAGAGCGAAAACTACTATGGATAGAGTAATGGAGAAACTAAGTAAGAAATAAACTAATAAATAAATAAATAAATAATTATGGCAAACCCCGTAACAACAGGAACTACTTATGCAGGTGAATTTGCAGGTAAGTATATTTCTGCAGCACTTTTAAGTGCACAAACTTTAGAAAACGGTTTAATCACCGTGATGCCGAACGTAAAGTACAAGTCTGTACTACAAGTAGCATCTTATAACGACATCGTGAAAGACGCAACGTGCGACTTTTCAGCAGATGGAACTTTAACTTTGACTGAAAAAGTTATTCAGCCGGAAGAATTCCAAGTAAACGTACAACTGTGTAAAAAAGATTTACACGCAACTTGGCAAGCTGCTGAAATGGGCTTTTCTGCTTTTGATTCTTTACCTGCTTCTTTTGAAGACTATGTAATTGGATATACTGCAGCAAAAGTAGCTTCACAGATTGAATCTAACATTTGGAGTGGTCAAACAGGAAACGCAGGAGAATTTGACGGTTTCTACTACTTAGCAACTGCAGGTGGTAGTGGATGTGTTGCCGTAACAGGTACAACAGTAACCGCTGCTAACGTAATTGACGAAATGGGTAAAGTAGTTGATGCAATACCTAGTGGTGTTTATGGTAAGGATGACTTACACATTTATGTAGCACCAAACGTAGCAAGAGCATACATCCGTGCTTTGGGTGGTTTCGGTTCACAAGGTCTAGGTGCTAACGGTGTTGACAACAAAGGTACAACTTGGTTCAACAACGGTGCACTATTCTTTGACGGTATTCCGGTTGTCGTTGGACAAGGTCTACCCGCTTCTTCAATGATGGCAGCACAGAAGTCTAACTTGTTCTTTGGCACAGGTCTATTGAATGATACAAATGAGGTTCAGGTTATTGACATGTCGTTGATAGGAGAACAGAACGTGCGTGTTATCATGAGATTTACAGCAGCCGTACAGATGGGAATTAATTCAGACGTAGTAATTTACGCTTAATACTAACCACGAACTATATAAAAGCAGGAGGTAAAATGCCTTCTGCTTTTTTTGTTCATAAAACTAAAATAATATGTCTTGTGAAATAAGCAACGGTCGTATAGAGCAGTGTAAAGATAGCGTAAGTGGTCTTAAGGCAATTTACATAATCAATTACGACAAATTAAATTCAGATTCAGTAACTTACTTGACTGCATCGGGAAGTGAAGACGTTATAGAAGCGTGGACACCTATTGACGATAGTGCTTCTATGAACCTATTCAAATACGAATTGAAGTCAACTGCGAATAGTTTTACAACTGCAATCAATTCTTCTAGAGACAATGGAACTACCTTCATGACTCAAACTTTAGTAGTAAATTTAAAGCGACAAGATGCTGCTACTACTAAAAACGTAAAGCTTTTAGCATACGGTAGACCTAGAATTGTAGTTCGTACTATGACTGACCAATTCTTCTTGATGGGATTGGATCAAGGTGCAGACGTTTCTGCAGGTGAAATTTCTACAGGTGCAGCGTTAGGTGACTTCAACGGTTACTCTTTGACGTTCACGGCAGAAGAAGAACTTCCTGCAAACTTCTTAGATTGTAATACTGAAGCAGGTTTAAAACTACTATTTGCTACCGTAAGCGGTGCAGAAGCAACTATTGTAACTTCCTAAGTTTTTTGTTTTCATAGTGTAGATTTAGCACCTTTCGGGGTGCTTTTTCTTTTTACATAAACACGAAAAGAAAACAGATTTACACTTTTTCAGTTATTATAGTATGGTAATACTTCAAGCAATAGCAACAGAACAAAGTTTTAGCTTCATACCTAGAAGCCAAACTTACGACACGCTACTTGTACAGAACGAAGCAACAGGCGAAGAAAAAGAAATTACAATTACAAGTTTTACAAACGGCGACTATTACGACACAATAAACGCTACATTTGTAAACGGTACTTTTAGTCTTGTAGAAAACAACTTTTATAAACTTACACTAAAAAACGGAACTACGACAGTACATAAAGACAGAATATTTTGCACTAACCAAACGCCTGTAGTAAATTATTCAGTCAACGAAGGTGAATACACTTCAAACGTTTCAAATAACGAATTTATAATTTATGAGTAACAACATACACTTACTAGAATTAAGCACTTACGAAGCACCCGTAATAATGGAAAGTAAGCGAAACGCTTGGGTTGAATACGGTGAAGATAATTTATACTACAATCACCTTATAGATATGTACACCAATAGCACTACGAATAACGCTATCATAAACAACATTACACGCTTAGTATATGGTAAAGGTCTAAACGCTACAGATGCAAAGGTAAAGCCAAACGACTACGCTGCTATGATGTCTTTATTCAAAAAGACGGACGTTAGAAGACTTGTAACAGACCTTAAACTACTAGGTCAGTGTGCTATGCAAGTAATTTATTCTAAAGATCGTAAGAAGATAGTAAACGTCCATCACATACCTGTACAATTACTAAGACCGGAAAAGTGCAATTCTGAGGGCGAAATCGAAGCTTACTACTATTCAGACGATTGGTCAGACGTTAAGAAGTACAAACCTAAAAGAATACCTGCTTACGGCTATTCAAAAGAAGGTCTTGAAATTATGATGGTTCGACCTTATTCTGTCGGTATGAAATATTTTGCACTTGTAGACTATACAGGTGGGTTACCTTATTGTGCTTTAGAAGAAGACATAAGCACCTATCTTATAAACGAAGTAAACAACGGCTTTAGTGGTAGAACGGTAGTAAACTTCAACAACGGTGTGCCAAGTGAAGACCAACAACACTTAATAAAAAGCAAAGTCTTAAACAATTTAACCGGTACTATGGGTGACAAGTTAATAGTTGCCTTTAACAACAACGCAGAAAGCAAGACAACGGTTGATGCGATGCCGGTAAATGATGCGCCCGATTTATATTCTACTTTAAGCGAAGAATGTTTACGCAAGATAATGTTAGCGCATAACGTTACTTCACCTTTACTTTTTGGTATTGCTTCAAGTAATGGCTTTAGTAGTAATTCCGATGAACTTAAAGACAGTTTCGCACTATTTTCGAATATGGTTATAAAACCGATGCAAGAAATGCTTCTAGATGCCTTTGACGAAATACTTGCTTACAACGGTATAAGCTTGAACTTGTACTTTAAGACACTTAAGCCACTTGAATTTATAGAAATTGGTGTTCCTTTAGACGGTGAAGAACTTGAAGAAGAAACAGGTGTAGAACTAAGCGAAGACGACAGACCAAAATTAAGCTGCGAAGACGGTAATACAATACTTGAAAATCTTAAAGGCGAAGTAGTAGACGATGAATGGGAATTAGTAGACGAACTTGATGCAGACGATACAGAACTAACAGACGAACAATGGGCAACTATTTGTATAGACGAAAAGAAAAGTCTTATTAAGAAGTTTGCCGAACAAATTACTTCTAAAGACAACGGCAGCGCATTTAGTTACTTAGACAGTAAAAACTACAAAATAAGGTACAAGTATGCGGTAGGAAGTAAAAAAGCTATGAAAAAAGGCAATAAGTCTCGTGACTTTTGTACTAATATGATGAGACTGTCAAAAAGTGGTATAGTTTACAGACTTGAAGATATTGATAGAGCTTCTAGAAGTGGTGTAAATAAGTCTTTTGGTCACAAAGGTAGAGAGTACGATCTGTTTAAATTTAAAGGCGGAATTTACTGCCGCCACAAATGGCAAAAAGTTTTGTACCGCTTAAAGAAAACAACAGAACCAAGCAAAGATTTAGCAGACTATAAAAAAACACGAACTATCCCAAAATCATATAACAAAATGCCTAGAGGTACAAAGCAATCGGAAGTAGCACCTGTAAATATGCCGAATCAAGGCGCATACCCAAAATAGAAAGAAATGGCAAAAGCACTTTTAATTTCACAAAACGATGTTCGAAAGTTTACTACTGTAAACGGTAACGTAGACGTAGACAAGTTTATTCAGTACGTTTCTATCGCACAAGACATACACATACAAGGTATGTTAGGCACGAAGCTACTAGAAAAGATTCAAGCAGACATCATAGCAGGTACTTTAGCTGATCCGTATTTATCACTTCTAACGACTTATATTAAACCTTGTCTTATACACGCATCTATGTTAGAATTTCTGCCTTTTGCGGCTATTACAATAGGCAACAAAGGCGTATATAAACACGGAGCAGAAAATAGTGAAACGGTAAGTAAAAACGAAATAGACTTTTTGATGGAACGTGAACGCAAAACATACGAACACTACAAAGAAAGATTTATAGACTATATTACACAAAACAGTAGCTTGTTCCCGGAATACAACGCAAACACAGGTTCAGACGTTTTTCCAAACAGTTACATGAA